CGAAAGTTGTCTCTGTACTTGTCGGAAAGTCTTTTACCTTAAAGGAAACCTGCACCTCGCCTAGCGTCTGCTCATCTGGCACCAACTCCAGAACCGTCATGGTCTGATCGCCGTTTCCTAGAGAAATTGGGCCTGACTCCGCAAAAGGTGTCGCCGAGTCGTAGGCATAGCCGACTTCATGCTCGTAGATGTAGCCGTCAGCCGAAACCATCAAAGGATTGCTGTACACACCTCGATCAGTCCCAGCCGTACGCGACAGATCGCCAATGGCCCAGTGTCCTTCGCGGTAGTTGTAGACGACATAAGAGTCGTTCTCAGTGGATTGGCTTGACGGGTAGAACCACCATATCTCGCCATACTTTGAGTTGTTCACCGCATATATCTTGCTGGCCTGCGATGTATTGAGATCCTGAAAAACGAAATCAGATACATCGCAAGGAAGCGGCTTGACGTATCCGTCATATATCCAAAAGCCAGAATTTGACATCCAAATCGCGGCAGTCTCAATCGCCGCCACGGCTTGCGAAGAAATCACGCCACAGGCAGAGCCAACCTTCTCAAAGCTGTAGACGTAGGGCAGGCCGATATATGTCGCGGTATGGACATCAACATCTGTGAATAGAATTGAAAGACCGCGAACACGTTTGCCGCACTTGAGATTGCCGACAGTTGTTAGCTCAAAGTCGCCGGCCTGATTCGTCGCGGCTGGAGTCCAGACAGTGTTATTTTCCTGATCGCACCATTGCACCTTGCGAGTGTTGCCACCCGCGCCCAGAGCGAACACGAACCGCTCAGAAGTAACCATTACCGCCTCGTTGCCGGTAGGCGCGTTCGTGATCGCAGCGGCCAGCGTGGGAGTGGCGAATCCTAGCTGCCACTCGTAGAGCTTGCCGTCAGAGCTTGAGCAGGCGACAAGATACTCGCCCCAGGTATCTAAGCTCCATGTCGTTGCCGGTGTTACAGATCCAATATCAGGGCGAGCTACGCCGTAGGCGTATGATCCATAAGGCCCGTAACCGAAACCGATCTTCTGCACCGCGTCGGCACTGCCTGCCGTAAAGCCTGAAGGGGTAATCTCCTTGAGGGTTCCGGCCTCGTTCATGACGTACAGCTTGGAATGCGTACCGGCAACGATCCAGCGATCCCCGCTGTTATCGCGCCAGTTGATAAAGCCTCGGCAAGATCCCGTCATCTGCGATGTGCTGCGTTTGCGCCACCCGCCGACAGGGCGCATCGTGCCTTCGTACCAGCGCACCAGCGATGAATCGTAGTACCGGCCAGCAGACTGAAACTCAGTGCCGTTGCGGTACACGCCAGGAGGAATCTTCAGAGGGATGTATGGCATGGCGTCACGCTGATTGGTTAGACATGAAAGAGACAGTCAAGATTATCGAGGGTGTCGCAGGGATAGCTGGAGTGGTCCCGCTTGCTGTTACGGCTGGGAACTGCTCAAGAGAAACGCCAGAATCTGATACCCGCCACATCATCTCAAAATAATCGTTTGTCTCCAAGTCAATGATGAAGTTCATCGCCGCAATCAAGCGACTTGCAGACCCCGTAGATTTCCTAGCCTTGATGCCAAACTCGCTATTCGATCCCGCGATGTCAGTCCCGTTCTTCCTGAACCAAATAGATATTTCCTGAACATCGTTCGTCGTGTTGATGAACTGCGCAGAAAATTGAGCGTTGTACAAGCCGGCTTGATCTACAGTCACCTTGGACGGGAGATCGCCCGTCATGGTTCTGGACGTTACGGTCTGTGATGTGTTTACCGTGTAGGTTCCAGTGCCGCCAGTTGTACCCGTAAGCTGCGCAACGATGCGAGTCCCAGCCGTAACGCCAGTGCCAGAAATCTGCATTGACGGGAAGATAGACCCCGCAGAGATGGCCGATACCGTCAATGTCGTGGTTGCAATTGATCCGGTAAACGATGCGGTGCGAGACTGCACAGACACGCCGTTGCTAAAGTCTGTCGTGTTGAATCTGAAGTAGTACGCAACCGCTGTCGAGCCGTCAGTCTGATCTGTGTCGTCCTGAAACGCACCATAAGGCGTGTTGAGGTACTTGCCGCCGCGAGGAGAGAGCAGCGTCGAGATGATGTTATTCAGCCGCGTAAAGTAGGTGCGTAAAACGCCGTTATTCTGATCGACGTAGTTGGTGTCATAAGCAGGAGGAGCAGATCCCAGATCAGGATTGCCCGGCGCTTGCAGTTGCTGATAAAGGTTAGTTGCCATCAGTCAGATAGGAAGAGCGCTCGTTCACCTTTGCGACGCTTGACTAGACCCGGCAACTCTTTGCCTCCGGCCTTCGTCCACAGCAAAAATGAATCTGCGGCTGCTTGCCATTCCTCTCGTTGAATCTTCATGCGAATCGTGCTTCTCTGGAAGTTGCCCAAGCCTACATTGAAGCTGAAAGAGACACAAGCGTCGAACTTACTTTGACGGCCAGCAAGATTAGGAGCGAGTCGTAAAACACCACGCTCAAAGTTCTCAAGGTCTTTAGCAAGTATTGCATTGACTTCATCCATGCTTAGAGTTCGATCCCAGCCAGTGGGAATCGGTAGAGTCTTGCGCTCTTCAAATGGCACCTTGATGTGACTCTGGTCAATGACATGGCCCACGCCCACAGTCCAGAGCAGCGCCGGGCAGCGGTATGGCTTAACCCGCACGCCCTCATCGTGCTTAATCATCTGGATGAGCCTGTCTGAGACTTTCATTTGCCGAATGCTCGACCACCAAAATGAAAGGCGATGATGCTGGCGAACAATGTTGCAGTCTCAGCATCCCACAGAAGATTAGCCAACTCCTTGAAGTCCACGCCGCGAGTCCAGCCGTACCAGAACAAGCCCAGGTCAATCGCCACCAGCAGGAAGAAGAACCCGTAAGTGATGACCGGCCTGACGCTGGCTCGCAGGTTCTTCATCCATGTCGAGGTGCCTTCGTTAAGGCTCATGTCGTGAGCGTAGATCGCCTGCATCTCTGCCTGCTGCGCTTGGATAAGCGTTTGCTGAGCCTGCATCTCGGCATTTGCTTGAATCTGATCTAGCCTGATCTCCTCGACCCTTGCCTGAGCAGCATAGCCGCGCTCTAGCATTTGCAGTTCGCGCTCGGTCTGCATCTTCGCTAACTCTAGTTCGTGCCTCTTGTCTGACTTGTCTTGGAAGAAGTCGAGAATCTTGGGGAGGCCACCCATCAGGAAAGAGACAACGGTAGAAAGAAGGGTCAACATATCAGACTCCAAAGTAACCGAAAGACATGAGGCCGGCACCGATCAAACCAACAGCGGCGCTCGCCCAAAACAATGGCATCGTCACTGCCAAGATGGCAGCAGTAGATAGCACGATGGCAATCTGAAAGGCTGATCCCGCATAGGTGTAATAAGGGCTTCGCTCCTTCGCCTTGTCGCGTTCCTCCTCCAGACCATGCGCCTTAGTCGTAATGTCCTCCATGTCCATCTTCATCCTGGCAGCATCATCTGCTCGGCCAGCAACGTCATAGACAACAGAGCGCACATTCTTGGCTTGATACCAAGCCCACATATTGTTAGCCTGGATGGTGTTGGTGAGAACCTTGCTGCTGTTGCTGCTGCCGATCATCGTATTGATGGCGAGCATCGCCGCGAAGATCGTTACCGTGATCGCGGCCCGCTTCTTGATGATGATTTCTAGCTCTGATCTAGTCATTACCAGTTGAACCCAGTTATCACAGCCCAGATGGTTACTGCGATTGCAGCACCACCAACAACAAGGCCAACCAACAGGATGATGACCTCTTCAATCTCGGCTTCACGCCTCTTTGCAGCTTCCTTCTTGCGCCGCGCATCGTGAGCCGCGTCGATCTCCATCTGCTTGGCGCGGGCGGTGATGCGCTGCCAAACATCCATCTTGTTCGACTGAAAGAAAAGCATCTTGACCTGCTCTTCAAACTCGCGGGCAGACTCTAGAGCCATTTCTAGCTCCAGTGCCTTGCCCAGTGCAGATCCATTGAAGCCACCAGCCTTGGCCTGCTTGACAACCTCAATCGCTTGCTCTTTGGCATCGAAGTACTTGCCCAATACCGGCCCAAGCGATGCCACATCGTCAACGGTCTTGGAAACCTTTTTGACGAGTTGGACTGCCGATGATATGGCAGCGAGAGCGGTAATTGGATCTAGCATTTCAGCCGCCTTTGAAGTGTCCTGCAACCCATGTTGCGAATGCACCGACGCTACTGGCGATGGTCATACCCATCCAGAAACCACCTTTGCCCTTGTTCGCCAATGCGAGAAGCTCTTCAATCTGGCGCTCCATCTTGTCGAGCTTCTTGTCAATGACCTCGAACCGGCGCTCGTAGTCTTGGACACGCTGCCACATTGCTCCATACTTGATGGGGTCAATCTCGGGTTCCATGTCAGTCACTCCACGGTGTCCCATGTTGCGTGACAGGGTTCTTCTGCAAAGCAATTTGTTGCTCTAGAGCTTGCTCAGCAGATGCCTTATCAATTGATTGCCAGATCCAGCCCAATACCTGCTGCTCGGTCAGATTGGCATAGGGCACAGCCGGAGAGCCATCAGACCATGATGCAGTAGAGAAAATGCTTGCGCTGTAGTCCCCATCGGTTGCCGTAGCACGCCAATGAGCCGTAGTGACAAACCCGTTAGATGTGTTGCGGTCAAGCTGCGTAACGGTCCAAACAATCGTTGTCATGGTGAGTCCTTTACTTGGCTTCAAGCGCCGCGATGCGGGCTGTCAGGGATTCAATGAGTGCTTGCTGCTCTTGGATGGCTTTGGTCAGAAGTGGGATTAATGATTGATATGCAACATTTAGATGTTGCGGCCCCTCTTGTACGATGCCGCCAAGATACGGTTTATCGGTCATCGCGGCTTGCAACTCTTGAGCAATGAACCCAGGTTGAATGCTTTGATCTTTGCTGTATTCCTCTTTATAGCGGAAAGTCACCGGGCGCAAGGAAACAACTACATCCAAAGCTGAATCAAGCGTAGTAATTTCTTTCTTGATACGAGCGTCTGAGCCGTTAACGTAAGCGCCGGCACCCCATACGCCAGTTCCGTTAACTTGCAGGTTGTACGCGCCTTGGTCAGTCGTGCCGGCAATGTAGACCTCACCCCCGCTCGTGATGCGGGCGCGTTCAGTGTTGTTGGTTTGGAAAATAACCGCGCCAGCCGCCGTGTTTGATAGCGTCAAGTTTGTCCCTGTGTGATACAAGAACCCTTTGTCAGCGCCACCAACAGTAAACCCAAGCAGTGCCTCAGAAGAACCGTTAATTGTGATGACACCACGGCCTGATGAGCCGTAGACGGCTGAAGTTCCGCCAACGATGAAATTTCCACTCGCATCCAGCGTCATCGCCTGCGTAAACGTGATCGCGTTGCCTGCGATGCCAGAGGAGGCAATGAACCATTGGTGGTTAGCGCCGGTCATCGTGTACCGCGCAGCAGCACCCAAATCTCCGGTAGCGCCCCGAGCGTATCGCCATGTTGTAAGCCCAATATCTGCGTTGCCGCTTGCGTAGGCGTTGCTGGTCAAGTTGACTTGCCCGTAAGGGCCAGTCAACGAACTCAGCGACCCGTTTTGCATTTGTAGTGCAGGCGCGCCGCTTACCCAAGCACTCGGCGTCACCCCCAGGCCGAGGTTGCCGGAGGAGTCGAGCAACATCCGCAGCGTATCGCTGGTTCCAAAGCCAAGGTTTGTAGCTGAAGTTGTGCCAATGTTGGCAGAGTAGTTTCCGGCGTTTCCACTGCCCCAAAAAGTGCCCGTAGAGCTTGAAATTCCATACTGAAAAGCGCCACTAGTGTTTGACACTGTGGCCAGTGCATAGCCTGTGGTCGCGCCAGAGTTCTTGAAGAACACGGTGTTGTTGGTGCCACCGATGTCCAGCTTCGCCCCCGGCGAACTCGTCCCAATCCCCAAGTTTGTCCCATCAAATTTCAACTCAGACCCGGTTTTCAGCTTTTTATTGCTGTCCAGATACATGACCGCGCTTGCGGTAGCCGATGACCCCAAAGCAGTACCAGTGCCATCAGCATCGAAGACTGCATCAATGGTGTCTAGGTCGGTGTTTATCTTCCCGCCCCATGTATCTGTTGATGCGCCTACTTCTGGTTTGGTCAAAAGAAGGTTGGTCGTCGTGGTATCAGCCATTTTTCACCTCATGCAGCAATTTGCCACGTTTCAGAGTTGTCGGAGATGGGAGTCCAAGTCTCGGGCGTATCGCTATCAGCGGCCCAGCTTGTCGAGTTATCAGAAACCGCAGTCCAGACCTCGGATGTGTCTGGGATGCTTGTCCATGTCTCTGATGTATCGGATTCCGGCGTCCATTTTAGGATAGCAGAAACGGATACGCTAGATGAGCAAACAACTGAAGAAGCAGCATTTAGTCTGCTTACAACCCTGATGGAAGTTTGCGACTGTGATGCAATCGATACCTGATTGTTGAATGTCCCAGTAGTGTTGATCGTAAGAGTAGATGCACCGTTAAGTTGAAGCGATGCTATGGGCACCCTGGTTGCGGCAAGCGACATCGAGCTTGCACTTGCAGCGGTAAATGATGCAATGCCATACCTGAGCGCAGATACGCTCATTGATGATGAACTTGCTGCCGAGCATGATGCAATTGCGTAACGAAGCGCCGATGCGCTCATCGTTGATGAACCAGCAACCGCAAAAGAAGATTTGGCAATAAGCGAAACAAAAACGCTGAGGCTAGATGTCGAACTAGCGTTAAATGCACCTACCGCGTACCTTAAAGCTGATACGCTTGCAGACGAAGATGACGAAGCCAATACCGATACATTGGCTGTTGTTTTTGCAGATACCGATACAGTAGAAGACGCAGAAACCAACACCGATATGTTGGCTGTTCTTTTTGCAAATACCGATACAGTAGAAGACGCAGAAATAGAAAAAGAAGCATCCTGAACCACTACAGCGCTTGGTAGCGCTGAAAACGGTATTTCAGAAAATGCAGAAAATCCAAGCATTTTTTACTCTAAAGGCTCTTGTTGCTCTGGCGCAAACTCAAGCACCCACACCTGTCGCCACACACCATCGGCATCTTGTTGTGGCTCTTGCTCCACGGCCACCATGCCAAACTCGCGCGGCATGGTTGTCGGCAGAACCAAGGGAATGCCGGCCTCCTGCAAAGCCTGGACATTGACATTGGCAGGGATGCTGCCGTCTGCATTGAGTAGGAATTGCTTGGGCATAGTCAGAAGAATGTGATTACACGAACATAACCGTTGCCGCCGTTGCCGCCAGCGCCAGAGTTAACGCCATGACCTGCGCCACCTCCAGCGCCGCCGCCTCCAGGGTAGCCTCCATTGCCGCCAACGCCTGCTGTGGTTGTGCCAGAACCACCGCTACCGCCACCGCTACCACCAATAAAAAACGACGCGGCGTCAGCTCCATTGCCGCCAGCGCCGTTTAATGCGCCAGCCGCGCCGCCTGAGCCAGTGCCAGTAGAAGAATTATTGTAAGCCGCGCCTCCTAGCCCACCAGCGCCACCAAGGTTAGCCGCAGTAGAGCTTGCCGGAAACCCAGCACCACCGCCGCCACCACCACCGCGATAGCCTCCGCGATTTGCTGCGCTTCCTGTGGAAGTTGAACCGGCACCTCCATTCGCAGAGTAGCTTGTCATGCCTTGTGTAATTCCATCAGCACCGCCGCCACCCCCATTGCCTGCGCTACTGCTAGTGGTTATACCAGCAGCACCAAATGTGCCCGGCCTAGCAAGACCCCAAGAGCCAAATGATGTGCTTGTGCCATCATTACCGGATGCACCCGAGGTGTCATCAGTGGTTCGTGCGGCACCGCCTGTGCCGCCAGCGCCAACAGTAACTGTTTCAGTGCCGCCCAACGCAGCGGCGGGTATCCACAATTCGGATCTTCCTCCAGCACCGCCGCCGCCGCCGCCAGAAGCGGCGGTGTTAGCAGAACCCAACGCCCTTCGCCGACCAGACCCGCCACCACCGCCGCCAGCAAACATCAAGACATAAACCAGTTTCGCGCCTGCTGGCCTAGTCCATGTAGATGTGCCAGTAGAAGTGAACTCTTGGATGTCTGCGCTGACATTGCCCCAGGCAGCCGCAGCATTGGGGCCGGCAGAAATCAAGCCTTGCCCAGATGTTCCTAGATTATTACTAGCAACAACTGCATACTCTCCAGGATATGTGACAAAAACATCTTTGCTGTTTGAGCTAAAGTTAACGGCAGATCCGCTATTGCTAGACTCCAAAACAGTATTTCTGCTCAGGGTAGTTCCGCTTGACGTGTATGTGCCGATCCCAACCTCCCAAGTACCGGCAGCAGAATCGACTATTGCATAAAAAGTCGTGTTACCGTTACCAATGACAGAAAAGGACTGATAACCAGAAGCTGCACCAGCAAGCGTAACTGTGCCCGTGCCGGCTGTGGTGGTTGTTTCTTTTACCCTGTCTTTTATCACCAAAGCCATATCAATACCTCAAGACAGAAATTCGCCTAGACGAATACCGCATCAATCACAAGAAACGCTCAATCAAGTCAGAGTAACGTCAAGATCGCCAACAGGAATGCGCAACACATCACCATCGTTGATGGTGCGCGAGGTGCTAAGAGCAGCCCAGGCCAGCATATTGCCGCCTGTAGACGCATCGAAGATCGCAGCCCAGCCAATCGAACCCCAGTTACCGCCAGAGGCCGCAGGGAACTCGATAGCCGCCGAGTTGGTGGCGTTCGTTGGCGAGGTGCCTGAAACCGTGATCGTGCCGGTTGCAGTGCGTGCATAGCCGTTGCCGGACACCTCAGTGCCGCCACCAGTGTCAGAAGGCGCAGCAGTGAAGAGTCCAACATACCAAGCAGTAGGCCGCGTTGCGCTGCCAGTGGTCAAGAGCCAAGTGAGAACTAGGTTCTCGGTGTAGTCGGTAAACGATGACATTTCAACACTCCTTTATCCAAAAGTCCTAGCCCGCATCATGATAGCCCCGCCAGATGTCGCGCCGCGATCATCTGCAACCTGTATCGCCTCTAAGGCACTTGTGTACATTGAAGACCACACAGGAATCCTTGCATCATCCTTAAGGTATGGCGATGCCTGCATCAGCGAGCCATATAGATACACATCAGGCGATGATGCCAGCAACCAGTTAGAAGACGCGGTGCTTGATAGCTTCGTGAGCTTCGCGTAGTAAGTCAATTCTGCCGTGTAGCTGTTGTCAGGCACAGGCAAAACACGAATCTGGCCTCCAACGATGCTGAAGTATTGAGGCTTGCCAGGAGACAGGTACATCGTTGACTTCATCAAGTCCATCGCGTCAATCGACTCAAACGCCAGAGCGGTCACTGGGTTTGTGTTGAGCTTGATCGACTTGGTTTCCAAGAAGTCGGCAGGAACCGCGCTGTATTCGGTATCGATTGCAGCCGTAGCCCTTACGATCATCTGACGGGTGCGCAAAGTCCTCTCAATCTGCGCCTCGGCCAGAGAGATAAAGTCAGGCACCACCGCCGTCAGATCGGTTCGGTTGAGCCAATCCGCGACAGACGATTTCAACTCGTTGTAAGTGGTCAGGGCCATTACGATTCCCTCGCTTTTTCCAGATCCTTGATCGCCCAAGTGTGGTCATGCTTGAACTCAAAGGTTCCGACATGGCCGATCTCTTTCGAGACATCGTGGTCAATCCAGATTTTAAAGCCAGCCTCGCGGGATTTTTTACAGAAGAACACATCTTCTCCGATATAGCCGCGCTTGTCATGCCGCCAAGGGGTTTCATACCACGGTTCGCCCAAAGCCTTAAAGACTTCAGCCTTAATCATCATCACGCCCATGCCGACTGAGCCAACTTCTTGCAGGCCAGTGTTTTCTGGCATTGTCCAAACAAGCTCACGATCCCCGTTTTCCTTGTAGATCTGAGCAGTCGGGCCTGTAGGCATACGCCTACGCGCACAGTTCGTAGCCACGATGTCAAGGTCATGCTTGAGCAGCCGCGAAATCATGTCCTGCGGAAAACGCATGTCGGAATCAACGAACAAGATATGCGAGCAGCCCTCGCGCATCGCGTCAAGCGTTAGCTCGGCGCGCTGATTGGCAATCAAGGTGCCCTCGGAAATCTTGAGAGATACCGCATCATTCGTGTTGAGTGTGTGATAGCAAACCATGTTCACCAAGTCGTAGGTGAACATCGTATGCACCATGTCACGCGCAGGCGTGCAGACCGCGATGTAGTTGGTCTTCATACTTGGCCCGGCCTCACTCTGAAATGGCGATTTTCAGGATCGTTAAGCCAGCGTTTCATGTACGCTTCGTCGTCCAGCTTACCTTCTTCCTTCATCTTGTAGTAAAGGCTCAGAGGGATAGACGCTACGCGGGACCACTCCCCCCAGCGTGCGCGCTCATCCACCTGATTAAATTCGTCCTTGTTCTCCTCGATGATCGCAGTGACATCCTGTTGAGTCTGGATCGTCGCTTCGTCTTTTTCCGAGTCGTAGTGCCATGTCCTAGTGATCCCGAGTTCCGGGTTCACATCAAATAGTTTTTTGTCTGTCATCGTTAAAAAGGGACCGGGTTTCCCCGATCCCTCCGTTGCTTCGATTAGGAAGTCACAAGGTCTGCTGCCAGACCGTGAGCGTTCTCAGCCAGAACCTTCAGACCCCACTCGACGATCAGCATACGCTTTTCAGCGTCGCCGGTCTTAGCAAGTTCGACCTGCTGGTACGGACGAAGAACAACCATCTTCGCGTAATCGGGATCGATCACGAAGGCGTCACGCTCGCGCTGGAAGCGGTTGGGGACCACTTGCACGTTGCCGAAATCCGACACATAAATGTCGGCAGCACCGATGATGGTGGCAGGGCGCGCACCGCCGTCGATGTTGAAACGCGAAGAAGCGATACCGGCAAAGCCAGAAACACGCTGCTTGTTGACCGGGCCGGTCATCAAGATTTTGGGCGTGCCGCCTTGAGTCCAAACCTTCTGAATCACATTCTTGAGAATGGTTTCCGTGAAGGTACGCACGGTCCCGTCAGTACGGCCCAGCGTGGGCAGAGTCGTATAAGTCGGGTTAACGCCGTTCGTGGTGTCATAGTCCACGTTGGTCTTGATGAAGGCTTGCAGCGAGGCGCTAGTGCGAGCAGCAGTGGTGCTACCGGAGGTAGTGCCAGCGTTGTTCAGCATTGCGAACTCTTGATCGCGCTTCAGTTCAGAACTGCGCTTTGCAATCTGATACGCAACCTCAGAGCGCCGACCAGCCTTGTTCACCACCTCTTCGGTGTTGGACAGGACGATGGTCTTGCGCGAGATCTGCGCATAGTTTTGCAGACGCACAGTTGCCGTCACAGAGTCGAAAGACGTAACGTCATCACCCTCAAGCTGTGCGTTAGCAGCAGCAGCGGCCAGAGTGTCAGTCTGCCACTCATAGAGAGTGTTGGTCACGTTCTCACGGCCAATGTTGGACATGAAAGGCGTTTCCTCGGGTGCAATGTTGGTGATGACATTGCTCAGATCTTCACGAATACCCTTTGCAGAGTAAGTCGTAAAGGTATTGGTCACGATAGCCATGATTTACCTCATTTCAAAAGAAGTTCAATTGCGGAGGCCGCATCTTCGACGCGACCCGTTTTGGCAAGACGCTGTTTTGCGCGAACACTATCGCTCATCTGTGAAACCCTCCCCGCTGCTCCAGGCTTGGCAGGTCTGGGTCCGTTGTTCGTAACCGGCTTGATGACTTGGCGCTTGGCCTGCATCTGATCGTAAAGCGCCGCCTTACGAAGAGCCAGAACTACACGGTGGTCATAAATGTTCCCAAGTTCTTGAGGTGTAAATCCCATCTTCTGACCGAATTCGATCAGCATGGTTTTCTCGGCCTTGGCCTTGGCCGGGTCTTTCCATGACGGAACCGCTTCAAGCAATGCACGCGACTCCTTGACCTTGACGGTCTGAAGTTGCTTGACTTGTTCTTCCTGCGCGATCTGAAATAGGCGCTGCTGTTCAGCATCAATAGCAGCAGCCCGCTCCTTGTTGTCGCGCATCACCTCGCGCTGCCGCACATACTCGATGGGGTCTTCACGGTAAAGACGATCCCAATCAATCTGTGGCTCGGCAGCAGCCTTCACTTGCTCACTTAACGCACCTAACAACTGAGCATATTGCTCTCGCTCGGCCCGAATCGCTTGCAACTCAGCTTCGGCAGCTTTACGCACCTCGGCCACTTGCTGCGTCTTTCGGGTGTAATCCTGAGTCCTCGAATAGCCCTTCTGGAGTTCATCCAAGCTAACCTCGATCTCCTTACCGTCAACCTTGACGGTGAAGACCTGGGGCTTGTCGTCCTCCTGGGTGTCTTCTTCTAACTCGGATTGTTCGCCATCAGTCTCTTCGCTGGATGCGTCTTCAGTATCCAGAGAATCATCAGATAGCGCCGCAGTCTCCTCCTCATCGGATGAAGACTCTTGCGTCCCGCCGCCGTCCTGTTGTCCCTCTTCGGGCAGTATTGCTGCGAGTGCTTGGACCGCTTGGTCCATATTCATGGGGCCAGATGGCGCACTTGCCTGGGGCGTGGGTGCATTCATTGGTCAAATTCCTTTATTTGTTTTGAACCCGCTCGATGGCGCGCTGCGCCACCTTGCCGTTATCAATCACCTTTGTCAATTCGGTTCTCAAGTTGTCAATGGCCTTGAGCATTGCCCAGCACTGTTCGCGCTTGGTAGTCTCTTCTGCCCTCGTTGACTTAAAAACCCAAAGCTGATCGTTCTCCAGTTTCGTCAGCGCAGCAACCAAAGTCTCGTCCTCTAGTATCTGCTGCGCCTTCCTTCCTTTCCTTACTGCTTCTTCATCACTCATTGAGCCATTCCATTTAGGTTGATGGGTACAGGCTGCATCTGCTGCGCCTGCGCTGCCTGCACAGCAGATTGCACGATGGCGCTCTGCTGACGCATTGCCTCACGGTCCATATTCTGCGCTGCCATTAATTCGGCATTGCTGATCTGGGTGCCATACTTTAATTCAAGCTCGTATTTTTTCAAGAGGAAATCCTGAGCCAGTTGATCGCGCCGGTAATCGTCGTCGCGCATCATCTGCTCGCGCTTCAATTCCAACTCGGCAGCTTTCTTCTGGATATCGGCCTGGATCGACTCGGCCTGCACACCCGCCAATACCTCCTCGGGGGTAGGCTTAGGCTGCGCCTGCGGAATCTGGAAATCGGCTGGCACCATCTGGAAATACTGCGACGCATCCTTGAACCCTGACAACTCGACCACCTTCTGCAAGGTGCGCGAATACATCTGAGGCGTTACCAAAGGATTGCTCAATCCAAGCTGGCCGACGATTTGCTCCTGCTTCTGCAAGACCATCATCATGGCCTGCAAACGCTCATTGACATCGCCATTGCCCAGGCCAACATTGACCGCCACATCCATCGAAGCATCCCAGCCGCGAGGATCAATTGAAATCCACTGGTTGCGCAGCCGCACCATACGAGGCTTGTCCTGATGAGTCGTCAGCAGATACAGAATGCCCTTAAAGAGCTTCTTCATGCCCTCTGCCATGATCCGCGCAGTCAACTCCAGGCGGCTCTGGCTTGCGCTGATCGTTGCCGCCACAGCCGCCTTGGTAGACGACTGCAAGGCATCAGCATTCAAGCCCATCGCGGCTTTGCTCATGCCGGTGCGGTCTTCCTTGACCTGATCCATGTACTCCAACATCGAGTAACCGGCCTGCCCGACAAATGGCTGTGCCAAAGGCTGCACCATCCCAGGGGCGCGCATCCGAATCACTGCGCCGGTTTCGTTGTTCAGCACATCGTCAATGTTGACCTGACCCTCGACTATCGCAGTGCGAGGATGGATAGATTGCGCCAATGAATCAAGGGTGTTGCGCAGAACCTGCGACTTGATCTCTTGAATGTCGTGCGTGATGTCGAAAACGCTCATCGCCTCGATGGGCGAAGTATGAGGCTCAGGATCAAACGGGAAATCGACAAACGGGATGTAAGACGCTGGCAGGTTGCGCACCATCTTATAGCTCGATCCCATGCAGCAGAGCTTGCGCAATTCGGGCAATCCGTCATTGTCGTAATCGACGCGGATATACGCCTCGACGTACAGCAGCCGGCGCTGCATCGGGTTCATGGAGTCATTGGACCCCATCGTCGTGGACAGAGGCTGACGCGCCAGATACTCGTCATTCGTATCCAAGTCAGTTGAGGAGATGTTTGGCTCAATCTCCTCCATGTCGTAGCCCATCTGAAGCAGCTCGCCAACCGTCAGCATCTGACGATGGGCAATGACTCCAGCCTCCTCAAACGACCTCGCACGCCGGTCAATAATCAACTCTTCAGGCGGCACCGCCATGATGCGGATACGGCCATCGCGCAGCACCCGCTTGATCTGCACATCGTGCAGCATCGGCAGAGGCGGCACCGCTACGCCAGCGGCTTGCGCCTGGGCTTCTACTGCCGCAATCTGCTCCTGCGATATCGCAGGGTCCGGGTAGGACATCACAATCTTGACCT